TATCTGCCATGTCGGTCCCTCCTTCGCTGTGTGTGTTCGGGTCAATTCCCACTATAGGGCCCCGAGCCCCAAAGTACAACGCGTTACGTGTGCATTAATAGGAGCTAGAGAGATAGCTGCAGCAGCAGCTATAGAGAGAGCTGCAGCAGCGAAGCGGTAGCGTAGCTGCTGCAGTAGCTGCAGCTATAGCTATGGGCCCGGGGCTACGTTTTACAACTCCGCCCACCTGGGCCCGCCTTTGCTACGATCGCATCATCATGCGTCCGCCAACACTTGTTTTAGCGGCCCGTACCGCCCACCATTCCCACCATGAGCAACGCGAAACAGCGCCCAGAAGAAGACACCAGCGCCGAAGCCGCAGCCTTCGAGCTCGTCCGCCCTGGACTGGCCACCGTCGACCGCGGAAACATCGGCGAGCTGCCCCCCGAAGATACCGGCAGCAAGCTAGCTAAGATTGCAGCGGGAGAAGATACCTCCGCCTCCGCCGCTGAGATAAAAAGTGCGAAGCTGCGGCTGCCTTCCTGGGCCCGTCAAGAGCAGGTGCTCGAAGCCTTCGCCGCCCTGGGCAACCTCACGGCGGCTTGTGAGTCCGCAGGGGTGGCCAGGAAGACGGCGGAGCACTGGCGGCGCGTCGACGCTCTCGGCTTCGCTGGCCGTCTGGAGTTTGCTAAGGGTGGCTTCGGGGATAGGCTCGAGGCCCTAGCGTGGAACCTAGTCAAACGTATGAAGCCGGGCAACAATCCTACCCTCCTCATCTGCCTACTCAATGCCACACTCCCGCTCAAGTACCGGCCCGCTGTCCAGGTCGACCCGGCAGCAGCTCGGGACACACTCTCGGAGCTGCGCCAGCTCGCGGCCTCCAGTCCAGGAGCAGCGGCGGAGGAGGGGCGAGACCCGGCAGCCGAAGCGGTGGCCGAGGCCGAGCGGCTGCTCGGGGCCCGGGCTACGCCTGGCCCTGGACTCATCCCTATAGAGGATGAGCCCCGGAGGGTGGGCGGTGAGCCTGAGTGAGGACAGGAGGGAGGGGCGGATGGCAGACAATGAGGGGGGCCCCCCCCGGCATGGCTTAGCCGCACGTGTCTTATTTAAGTATCTACCCCTGACAATTCATTTTTGCTAAAAGGATCGCCTCTGATGCCAGACAGCCAGCTAAAGCACCAGCCGCAGACGTTGTGCGAATACTTCTCGCAGTGGGAGGAGTTTGACGATACGATCTTTTACGATGAGTTTGACGCAGCGTTCATGGGGTTTGGGTGGCAGGGTCATGTGGGTCCGGTCGTGGTTTATGATCAGGACAAGGTCTTGGACATCTTGGTGGCCAATGGTGATGGAGAGAGTGAGGACCCGTATGCGGACGCGTTGGATCATTTTGGGTACAACGTACAGGGGCAGTATGTGGGGGAGCGGACGCCGATATTTCTGACGCATGTGGGGGATAGGGCGGTGCAGGATTTCATCAAGCGTCAGATGGGTGCTGAGATCAGTGGGTGGTCTGTGGACATAGCTACTGAGGGGGTCACAGAGATTAGCTGATGCCGTTAGCAGGGCCGGTAGTAGATTATTTATTTGAGAAGGTGCAGTTTGAGCCCACGCCGCTGCAGCGTGGGATATTGGAGTGTCGCAAGCGTCATGTGCTTGTGAGTGGTGGTGAGCAGGCGGGGAAGAGCATGGTAGCGAGCAAGTATCTATTGAGTCGTTTCATGGAGACGGAGGGTGCTGGTTTGTACTGGTTGGTGGCAGCGGATTATGAGCGGACGCGGGCTGAGTTTGATTACTTGGTGAGTGATTTTGCTGCGTTGGGGGTTCTTGCTGAGTCTACCAAGCGTGTTGATCCTGGGCGGATAGTGTTAGCGGACGGGACGCGGATCGAGACGAAGAGTGGCAAGGACCCTCGGACATTGGCGATGAGGGCGCCTAACGGGATCATTGGTTGTGAGGCTAGTCAGTTGGACCATGAGACGTTCTACCGTATCCGGAGTCGTTTGGCGCCGAAGAAGGGGTGGATGTTCTTGAGTGGGACGATGGAGGGGTCGTTGGGGTGGTACCCGCAGTTGGCTACTGCGTGGCGAGCTGGTGCGGGGGATGAGCAGAGTTTCACGTTACCTAGTTGGAGTAATCATCATTTGTATCCGGGGGGTAGGGAGGATCCTGAGATCTTGGCTCTCAAGGATAACAGTCCGGACGAGTTCTTTTTGGAGCGGATCGAGGGGATACCATGTCCGCCGACCGGGTTGGTGTTCACGGAGTTTCGTGCTGATTTGCATCTGGAGGATGTCAGATACGAGCCCGGCTTGCCTGTTTACATATGGATGGACCCTGGGTATGCGGGGGCGTATGCGGTAGAGGTGGTACAGATCGTAGATGAGCAGGTGAGGGTTATAGATGAGATCTACGAGCGAGGACTTGTTACTGAGGAGATTATCAGAGTTTGTCAGTCGCGGGAGTGGTGGCAGGACGTACAGTATGGGGCGATTGATGTGGCTGGTACTCAGCATCAGGCTATGGCGGCGCCGACAGAGGTGTGGTTGAAGGAGACGGGGTTATATCTGGCGAGTCAGCGTGTGCGGATCAATGAGGGTACAGAGCGTTTGAAGGGTTTCTTCAAGCCAGACCCTTTGAGTGGCAGGCCGAAGATAGTGATATCTCCCAGGGCTATTGGGGTGCTCAGTGAGCTTGGGGCTGCGCCTAACCCGTTCGATGGTCAGACACGGGTCTACAAATGGAAGACAGACCGTGATGGGAATATCGTTGGTCAGAGCCCGGAGGACAAGTATAATCACGGGGTGAAGGCGCTGATATACGGGATCGTGGACCGTTTCGGGTACGGGGCGGTACGTGATCGTGAGCGTATCAAGGTTAAACATTGGTGATGTATGGCTAAAGCTGATTGCGATCCAGACGAGATCATGCAGGCTGTCCAGCGTCATGCTGATGAGACTGACGCTTTGCGTCAGCGGATGGAAGAGGACTATGACCTTTATCGTTTGACTCCTTTTGATGCTGGGGATGGGTATCAGTCTTATACCAGTAACGAGCCTCAGACCTATGCGGACAAGATCATCGGTTGGATGGCAGCTCACAGGTTGATCGTGAGCGTCCCTCACCGTGGGGATGCTTTGCAGGAGAGGGAGCGTAACGACCAGAAAGAGAGGTTCTTGATCGGGCTTCTGAAGGCGGTTGACGAAGAGTTGACCATGAACCAGTTGGAGCCCAAGTTACAGCAGACTTTGTCGTCGATGATCTGTTTGCGTGGTTGGTTCGCTGGTCGTGCATTGATCGCCAAGGATGAGGATGACGAATCGACGTATGTGAGCGTGCAGCCGTGGGACCCGATGCACACGTACTGGAGTCTTGGTAAGCGTGGTCTGGACTGGGCTTGTTACAAGATGAGGCGGACATTACAGGAGATCAGGGCTGAATACCCTGATTTTGAGCTTGATGAGTGGACTGTAGGCAACCAGAACCCGGACGACGTCGGGTTGGACGTCTATGACTACTACGACCGTGAGCAGAACTGTGTGGTCATCCAGGGTAAGTTCGCCAAGAAGCCGCAAGAGCACGGCGCTGACAGGGTGCCGGTGTTCTTGGGGATGGTAGGGGCGATGCCGCGTCTTCAGGGTCGTTTCAACGGGCGTTTGGACCCGGACATGATCGCTGAGTACGGGGAGAGTCTCTTCCGTGCCAACCGGGAATTGTACGAGAAGCACAATTTCACCATGTCCGTGATGATGGAGATGGTGGCCCGGGCCCAGAAGCAGACTGTGTTGGTGCGTTCTAGGGACGGTTCTAAGTCCCTGGACGAGGACCCTTACCAGGCTGGCAGCGAGATAAGCCTTGCAGAGGGCGAGAACGTGGAGCCCTTGGGTCTACTTGAGATAGCCCGGGAGACCGGGGCTTACATGGGGTTGGTTTCGAGCGAGTTGCAGCGTGGATCGTTGCCTCATTCGGTGCATGGGGAGCTGCAGTTCCAGCTTTCTGGGTTTGCGATAAACACATTGAGGCAGGGCATCCAGACAGTGCTAGAGCCCCGTCTGGACGCTCTAAGGACCTGTTACACGCAGATATGTAACTTGCTATCTGACCAGTATGCCAGTGGGTCGTTCGATGCTATCGAGCTCTCTGGTTTTGCTAAGAACCGCCAATGGTTCAGCGAGGAGATCACCTACGAGATGATCGAAGGCGTAGGTGCGCCTGAGATCGATTTCGTGGGCAACCTGCCGCAAGACGAGATGTCCAAGATGAGCATGGCGCAGATGGCCCGTGAGGGCCAGATGCCGCTCCTTGATGACCGTACCATACGTGATGAGATCCTGGGTTTGCAGTCTGCGGACGAGGTAGAGAACCAGATCAAGGAGCAGATGGCGGAGCGGATGCTCCCGGAGGCTGCCATGTGGACCATAATGAAGGCCACTGAGGAACGTGGCAGGTCTGACCTGGCCCAGTTCTACATGGGTGGGTTGATGGAGATCATGCAGCAGAAGCAGATGGTGCAGCAACAGATGATGGCCGGGGCGGGTGCGTCTCCTCCCGGA